GATGGCTCTGGTATCTGAGCAGGTAGTCAACTGTCCGAAGCTTGCTGCCAGGACTGAACAGTCTGCTTACCACGAGATGGCGGAACATATCCTCTTTAATGGCACCAAAACCGATATGGTCATAGAGTGAGCCAAACACCAGTTCCGGACCGATGACTTGAATCTGCCCGTTACTGATGGTACCAACGAAATCCTCAACCCGGTCGTCCTCAACGCTGCCGAACAGACTCTGGCCCTTCAGAGAATTGACGTAAACGCGTGCCTTGCACTCAAGCGACAACAGTTCAGCCTCAGTCTTACCTGTGCCAAAACTCTTGACCACACGATACGAGCCGCGGCTCTTGTCTACAACTTGCACACTAGTGGTGCCGGACTTGTTGGGTCTCCTGCGAACAAACATAGTGCAAATTTAGCACAGGACACCCAATTTTCCAAATTTTCATTTACAATCTGCTGGAATTCAAACCATTAAAAAGTAGTCTAAAAAATGTGACGAAAACAGGAAACAGGTTTGCAATATCGCGGTGCATACGGTAGTCGATGAGCCGCCAACCTGTGCCGCGCTGGGTTCTCCAGTTGCGCCACGCTGTGCCTGTCGTCGATACCTTGGGGGTGCGGTCCGATATTGAGCGGATCTGGTGGTTGTCGGTGTTGGCCTTGTAAACGCCCACGAGGTATGGTTCCACCTCTACCGGGTCGGGCTCACGTCCTCGATACGCAGCGAGTTGGTTAGCCACACAAACGAGAAGTCCGCCGTGTTCTCTGTGGTAAATACCAGTTTCGTGGCTCCTTGTGGCACATTTGCAAACAGGTAGTCGCCTGAGATCATACGCACGTCACTGGTAGAAACACGGCCCAGGATATTACCTTCGTCGTCAACGAAAACAGCACCGTAAGCGGTGGACGAAATGGCCGGGAAACGTGCCCGCTTCCAGCCCGCCACGCTCACTTCATGGATGGAAAAGTCCACGTAATCGTAGAGCGCGTCGGCAAGTGTTTCGTAGGTGCTCGATGTCCTTACCACCTTGCCGCCGGTCGTTTCCATATCCTGCAGGTACACCTTCAGACCTGGGGAGGGTGTCACCTGTGCCAGGCTGCTGAAGCAGCTATAATGCACATGGTTGACAAAATCGTCGACACCCTTTTGCCAGCGGTGTGGCTCCCATAACATCACGTCGCCTTCGTCCTCCTTCTCCAGGTGTGCAAAACCTTTAGTATTTGCCTCCGTGCCGTCGTAGTAGCGGCGGCCGTCGCTATCGAGAAGCCGGCAAACGGTCATAACGCCTTCCGCGGTATTCTTGGCGATCACGCGGTGGCGTGTTGTTTGTTTTTTGGTCTTTTATTCAGTCAATCCTTTGATATACATTAATTTATCATAAGCCCACCTATTTGATGTTATGCCACTAACGTAACTATCTACCGCAAAAAGAGCACCTATATCATCAATAGTATATTTCTCTACAGCGATTCCTGCGTTTTTGTAGGCACTTATGTCATTCCTACTTTCTACATCAACAAAAACTTCATTTGTTGCTGTTTTAAGGGAGTTACACACATCGATACTTGCACCACCAAGAATTGCTAAACGAGCATTTGGGTCAAGATTTTTGACACTCTCTAAATAGGTAGTATTACCTAAATATGTGACATTCCCCCTCATCCCTGCATCCGACACTGCTTGGACAACCGCCGCTGCTGATACTGACTTTAACTCCAAGTAAGGGTGTAGTGATAGGTTCTTGCACAATGCAAGAAATTGAGCGAGTGTGGGGATTTTAGTGCCAGCGAATTGCTGCCCTCTTCTAATGCCGAAGTCATATTCAAGAGCCTGCTCGTATGTAATACTATTTATATTAATCGTACCGCTAATTTCAGAGCCATCGGCATTCAGTGCAGTGGCATTTATTGACTCATTATGCAACAACACAATTACCCCATCGCTTGTAGTCCTCAAGTCTGTCTCAACATAGTGGAACCCCTGCCTCCGTGACTCCCTAAACGCAGGCAAAGTGTTCTCGGGATGCGTCACATTATAACCCTTGTGGTTGATTGAGCGGATAAACCTCTTTTGGTCGGGAATTTTAACCATTGCCACGGAGAATGCCGATTTAGCATCATCCACAAGAAATATGGCGCTTCCACTCTCTCGTGCAACCCACACAACACACATGTGCGCGTTATGAGGCACTGGAATCATTATGTTTCCAGTCGTGACACCCCACTCAAATATGAATGTTGAAGTATTTGCCTGCGATATACCCACCTCTTCGTAGGTGTAAAATCTTAGGTCAACTCTGTATCCAGCGAGTGGTTTTACTATGACGCCATAACCATATTTCACGGGGAATTCTGCGATTACTTTTGAGCTGCTGACCTCCGCAGCATGGCTTGTCGTGCCCATTGTCATGTTGGCAAAAGCCATTGCGTCAGTGGGGACAACCTCATAGCCTAAATTATCATACAGGTATCCAAAAAGATTCTCATTCACCTTCTGCGGGATATGAGTTTTCGCAATGCCCTTATTGCCTTGCATCCATTCCTGCCTTGCATAGGGTTCTCCTGCTACTGTCACTGGCACACTGTTATATTCTCCGCCATAGTTATCTTCAAATGAAGCTCTCAAAAAAGCCGCATTAGCAGGTGCAGTTATTGTGCGCATCGCAGCGGTTGCCTTATATACCGACAACTGCACTTTATCTGAGTCATAAAAAACAAGTGCGCGTGTGGGAGCGTATTCGCCTGGTTTCCAAACAATGCTATCGCCTTGCACACATGGGATGTAATCAGTTAAATTCCATACAGTTGAAACGTCCTCAGCACCAGCTTGATTTATAAAATGACCTTTTGTGTAGTTCTGTCTTGTGCCATTATAAAGCACCTTCCCCATTCTACCGCTAAGCACATCAATTGATGTGCCGGTCTCTAGGTCGTCGACAATGTTAGCCAAACCAAGATCAACGCCATCTTTGCCATCCTTGCCGTCGGCACCGGCGTTGCCTGTGTCACCTTTGGTGCCTTTAAGCTCGGCGCTGCGGTATTTGCCTTCTAATGTGTCGCCACCACATCCCACATAAACGTAGAGCGTGGTGTCAAGAAGGTAGGCTAACGCTTGCTGTGATGGAGAAGGTGAGGTTGGCAATTCGTTGATGGACGATATTGCCACCCAGCCTTTGAGGGAATTGGCATCGCTGACTGATGGCAAGACATCTATCATGCGCTGCAGTATCGCGCCTATTCGCTCGGGAGTAATGGACTTCTCGAAGGTCTCGGCGCGGAGCGCATCGACGAGAGCGGTTAGTTCTTCTATTGGTGTACTCATATAGTTAATAGTTCATTAAAAATATTATTAATTAAATTGTTCGCTAAATTCGTCGGTAAAGATACGGCCGCGGCTGCCGGTCGTTTCATCGGTTATCAGCTCGGTAATATTCTGTTCCTCGTCGGCTGGAGTAATTACCAAGTTAAACGCTTGCGGGCCGTTTGGCTTACGGCTGTAGCTCAATTCCTCAGCCGTCACTACCACTCTGAGCGGTTCGTCGGTGTAGTCGAGCAGGTACACCTCGTCGCTGGCCAGTGCGTCAAGTATGAAGCGCAGCTCCCTGTTGTTCTTGAAGCCGGTAGAAATATTAATTACCTCTTTCATCGGTATGCGTGGCCGTTCCAGCTGGAAGTCGTCAAGATCCTGGGCGTAACGCTTATAACTCCCGCCCTCCTCATCGTCGCCAAACGTCGGCGCGATCTGTGCCTGGCCGGTAATATCCACCAGCTCGAAGGCTCCGTAGCTGTTACGAAACTTCAGGCGGCACCGTTCGCGTGTGGCTGGTGCCTCCTCGATGGCGATACGGCAAGCGTAGTCGCTGGCCACGTACACGTCGAAGGCGTTGACTATAACGTCGTACTCGTCATAAAAATATTTTCTCACCGCGGCCAGGTTCAGGGCGTAGAGGCTTCCAGCCACGCCGTTAATAGACAGATACCGCCCGCCGGCAAGCTCTCTAATTCGCAGCGTTCCCTGGGCTGGGTAGAAAAATGCCAGCGGGTAAATTTCCGTTTCCTTTACTGTGAGCCTCCAGTCGGCCGTGCGTGTGGTGAGGAAAAAATTACAGCCGCTATTCAAGAAGCGGGCGGCAAAAATATCCGTTTCATCGGCCAGCAAGCGGCGGTAATTCTGTTTCGATATACCGCCCACGTGTGCGATTATCTGGAAGGTGTAGGTCACGTCCTCCCCTTGTCCCTGGTCGTAGGTTGTGGCCGCTATCGTCACGCTGTTATCCGTTTCCAGCGACACCAGTAAATCGGTGCTGCTATTGCCGGGGTCTGCCATGGGAGGCACGATGGCTTCCAGCAGTTCCGACACGTTCACAGGTGCGCCGCCGTCCACGTCACCGCTATAGGCTGGATTTGCTGCCGTATAGCCCTGGCCGTAAACTGAAAATAACACCTTTTCGCTGGAGGATATATTCAGCATTAGCGGGTTGCGCGTATAGGCGTGGTCGCTGTACGCCGGTGATAATGTTATTAAATCGTTTGGCATTACTCAGCTGTTACGTTATTAGTTATCAATCTTCCGGATATGTTGCCGGTTACTTTCACCGTGGCCAAAAAGCGGTCGCGCTCAGCGTCGGGCGTGGTCATGAAGGTAAAAAAGTCGTCTTTATTACCCACATGGTTACGCCTCCACACTGCAAAGAGCGAGTCCGCGTCGTTGGTCTGTGGTGCTATGGTAGTGTTATTCTTCTCCATGCTGCAAAGTTTGTTATTTTGATTTGCGTTGTAAAGGACCGTTTTAGCTGTATTCTCCCACCATGATAACGTCGTAGGTTATGTCGTACCAGATATGCTCATCGGCGTGGCCTTGTCCGGTATTTCCCAGCCACTCAGCGGTCACGGTGTAAGACTTCGTAACACGGCGGGGGCCTCCTGGCGGCCAGTCCCAGTATGGATCGTCGCGCCATGGATCCACTGGCGTGACGCCAACAAATAACAGGCTTTCGCGGATGTATTCGTGCGACTGGTAAATTTCTTCTTCCTTGGCTGCTATCGCCTGGCTAAGGTTGTCGCCGGCAAATATCCACTTCCATGTCTTGGTGGCGTTACCGATTGCCGGGATATTCTGTTCGGTGTCCAGGTTTTCGGCATTCTTCAGTCTGAGCGTGCGAAGCGTGATTAACACCTCGGCGCGTGAAGGAGCCGGCAAAGTATAATTAAAGCCGTCTAATAACATCGGTTGGCCTTGCAGCATTACAGGGTCCAGGAGTTTCAGGCGTAGAATTTGCGCCGGTGTCATTCTCGCCGTGACCTCCACCTTCTCGAAGGCATGGCGCAAAACAGCGTCGTAGCCCTGCCAAAATCGAGCAAACAGCCCGTCGCTGTACTGGAAAAGCAGCGACAAAGAACCAGCGGGTGCGTCACCTGGCGGCGTGATCCTTCCACGTTGGCCGTATGATATTACAAAAGCCAGGGGTGTTTGGTTCTTTTCCTTGTCACTCTCACGGCCTTTTATATAGCTGTGACGGTGTACCGCGCCGGTTATATAGCCAGGGTAATAAACGTCGTCCACCTTCAGCATGGGGACGCACTCGTCCTCACTGCTCAGGGCCTCCACTTCTACCCCTTCGCTCTGAGGATCCCACACCCACCAGCCGCTCACGCTGTCGGTGTACTGGTTATTATCCTCGTCCCATCGGTAAAATTTACCGGTAATGCGTTCATAAATAAATTTATTGTTCACGTCGTCGGGGCTTCGTTCATCCACTACATTGATATTATAAAGCGATTGGCCCTTCAGGTAGTCCTCCAGCCTCTCGTTGGTGGGTTCAGCGTTGTAAAGGCTGGTTTTAGCCGATAATTTTAGCTGTTTATGTTGCCCGAAGTTTACCAGCGGCCACTCGGCCAGCACGTCGGTAAGATTTTGCCGACTGTATTTGGTTATAATGTTACGCACGAGCTCCAGCTTCACCTTCTTAGTGTCCTGGTTAAGCAGGTACACCAGGCCAAAACGCACATATAACGAAGTTAAAAAGGCCTTCACCTCACAATCAGGCATTAAATCGCTGTAGCGTAGATAGCCGTTTACAATGCAGTCGGCCACGTTGTTCAGGATCACCAGCTTGGCCAGGTCGCCCACTTTGAAGGGGTTGGCCTCGATCTCATAGCCCAGCGCGCTAAAAACCAGCTCCAGGGCGCGCCACACATACAGGAAGGGCGACACGCCGTAGCCGTTGGGTACCGTCACGTCCATGGGCGTGCCTCCCACCGGCTGGCGTTGTGTGCGTGCTCCGCTCACGAGCGTGCCGTTGTTCACCTGGTTGATCATGCCCCAGTAAACCACCTTAGTGTTGCCGCTGGTTATTTCCTCGCGCTCCACCGCGATGGGAAACACGGCATAGTCCCCGCCGTCGCCGTTTGTGTAAGCTGCTTGCATAGTTGCCCGCAGCGCGTCCACGTCGCCACTGCCCACCACTGGCAGGGTTAACTCATTCATTTTTTTCTTCTTCCACGCCTCGTAGGCCTCTGAGTTGTCGAAACCTATATTAAAGGTAATACCGTCTTTCTTCGACGCGCTCACCAGGTTAATAACTCCAGTACGGAAATAAACGCCGTCCACCACTGTGCACGTTTTATCCTTCATCGGCTCGGCTGCACAGTCCAGGCGGTGAGCGAAACCGGTAATTAACAGGTTGTGCGGCGTAGGCGGTACCGTGGCGGGTACCGTCTGGCTGCCTCTGTCGTTCATTACCGGCGATTTCTCCTCCACCGCTATGGTGAAGTCGTTGGCATGGTCGAAATATCCTTTATCGGTCTTGATTTTAAGCATAACGATAATAATTTAATTGCGTGTGAATGGGTCGCGGGCGTTTTCAAGAACTTCGCCCGCCTTCTCGATATCCTGGTACACCACGTAGGCGCGTAACTGCTTCACGGCTTCGGTGGCCGCCCTGAGCTCTGAGGCCGCCGCGGCAAGCTCTCCACCGCCGCCACCAGTGTGGCCACCGTTGGCGAAACCTCTGCCCTTGGGTAATGAGTTGCCGCCCTCACCTTGGTACACCCTCTGGCGGCGTATCGCCTCGATCATGTTAACAGCGTCCACCACGCGGGGGTCGCCCATGATGGGCTGGGGCACCACATATTCCCCGCGGTGCACCACTCCCGCCACCTCCAGGCGTTTGCCGTCGCCGGTGTAGCCTCCGTCGCTGTAGCCGCTCACCACGCGCTCGGCCGATTGTACCTTGCTCGCGCTGCTCTTTGGCTGCAGGTTCTTGATCTTGTCGCGCTCAGCCTTTGCGCTTATCACCTGGGCGATACCTGTAGCGGTAAGCATGGCGGCGGCGATCGCGCCACCGATCGGGCCCAGGTCGGCAAAAGCCTTCATAATCGACACGGCCGTATCGGCAATAATTTGGCTTATCTTGATGGCGAAATTAACGTCGGCGTACTTTTTCTGGATCTCTAATTTTTTGTTTTCCTTCTCCTCCTCCAGGGCGGCGGTATCTTCGCCGTTGGCTTCAGCCTGGGAGATTAAAGCGTCGTATTTCGCCTCGCTGCTGTCTATCTCAGCTTGCTGGATGGCTGAAAACATCGTGGTGGCCGAGCCGGCGTAATAGTCAAAATATTTTTTTACGTTACCCAGCAGGAGCTCCAGCCGCTTTCGCTGGTACTCCCGCTCGGTAACAAGTTCGTCGTCCTTCAGCTTCTGAAGCTGTGCAAGCTCGTGGTCAAACTCCTGAGCCCATGAAACACCGATTTTTTGCTGTATTCCGTAGAGTTGCTCGGCAAGCTGGTAATTAATTTCCCTGATTTTTGCCGCTTTTTGTCGCTCCAGCTCGGCGGTGGCCATGCCGTTGGCCTTGGCTATTTCTATCATTGTGTCGTAGGCGCGGCGGGTCGCCTCGACTTGCAGCTGTGACGCATTTTTAATTGCCTCCAGCCCTATAGGGTTGGAGGTCATTTCCTTGTATTTTGCTTGCATGGCGGCGGTATCTTGCAGCAGGTCGCGGTTCGCTTCCGCCATTTTCTGCAAAAGGTTTTCCTGGACGGTGGCGCGCTGTTTGGCGGTGTAATAATCGGCATCCTCCAGTTCGTCGAGGTGCTGTTGCAGTTCTGCCATCACCTCGGCGTGGTAATTCTTAGTTTGCTGAAGGCGGTAAATTTCGGCTTGTGCTTCATTTATTTCGCCTTTATTCTCAGCCTCCAAAATTTTATCGTTCTGAGTGTCGTAAAAGGCTTTAACAGCGGCAAGCCTTTTATTATAATATTCCGTGTCCTGTTTTACTTTGGCGTTGTTAATTTGTTGTTGAGCCTTTACAATGTTAAGCTCTGATTTTTGTTGCTCTTTGTGTATCTTATCCAGTGTTTTAGTGTGGGACGCGTCGGTACTGGCCGCCATATTCTCTAAAGCGGCCACGACCTCTTTTTCGTAACGGATAATTTCCCGGTTTTTCTCAATAATAAAATCGGCTTCCGCGAGTTGGTCCTTACGCTTATTTATATTTAATAATTTTTTCTGGTGCTCAATATCCAGGGGGGCGGTAACTTCATCGATATCGTCCTCACCATACGTGCCCGGTTCGGTTTTTTCGGTGCCTCCTTTCTTATTCTTTTTTGTCTTTTTGCTGGCCTTACCCATGAGCTTCTTCTTCTCATCCTGGAGCGATTTAATACGCTCCTGGATCTCGAAAAATTCCTCGTCGGTTTCCGCTTCGGTTTTCCTCAGCGTTTTAAGTTCTTCGTTGATTTCCTTAATACGATCTACAGTTTGCGAGCCGCTACTGCCGCCACCACCGCCTCGACTTGGGGCTGTGTGGGTGGTGTGACCACCGCCACCGCCGCCACCGCCACCGCCGCCGGTGGGCCCAAAAATGCTGCCCGATAAATCTAAATTAGCTATTTCGGTTTGCAGGTCCGAAATTTCGCCGTTAATTGAGGTTAAATCGTTTTCCAGGTCGTCCAGTTCGCCTCTTAATTTGGTCGACGTTTTATTAGGATCATCGACAAACAGATCCAGCGGGGACCACCAGCCGGCAAACGGTCCCTTATCGGCACCCTGCAGGCTTGCTTCTTGGCGCGCGTTGTTCCAATATTTGTATTTTTGGTCGCGGGCTTTCTGCACCTGGCGTTGTTTCTTGTAAAGTTCCTCCAGTTCATCCTGGTAAGCCTTTAATTTAATCTGTCTTTCGAGCTGGGTAATATAGTCCTGTATCAGTTGGGTGTTATGGCCTATCAGTCTGCCTTCTTCAGATAGTTGCGCGTTATAACCAGGTATGATTTTTTTAAGCTCATTAATAGCGTTAATTCTTACAGCGTTGGCGGCGTTTTCGTTTGTTATTACTGCACATAAGGCTTGAATTTTTGCCCTTTGCGCGTCAAATTCCTGGTTTGCCTTGTTAGTCGCTCTTTGTAGGGCTGTGGTTTCCCTTGCCGCCTCTTTTGTTTTATCGATATATCGTATTATTTCGGCCACTACCATGGCAATGACTGTAAGGATAACGCCCCAAATATTTTTTTTCAGTGAAGCGTTAAGTGCGTCGGTTGCTGCCTTTGCCTTTACAGTAACGGCGATATATATTTGTTTATACTGTGTAACAGCTATTATTATAAGTTTGTAAGCCACCCAGGCGGCCACGCCGGCCATGATGGTTTTTATATGATCATTAATAAAGCCCGCTAATTTGCTGATCAGCTTTATTATTTCTGTAAAAGCGTCAATTAATAATTTAAACGCGCCCTTACTGTTGTAAAACTGCAAAATAAGGCCTTCAAACGTTGATTTTAGGATATTTATAGAGCCCTGCACGTTGTCGCCCATTTCCTTATACATGGCGTTAAACGCGTCGGTGCAATTAGTCACGCCGGCGCGCAAATTTCTGAGCGTATCGGCGTTATTAATAAAGGTTTCAAAAGCGGCGACGCTTCGTTTATCGGTAAGATCCAGCGCGGTGGCCAGGTCGATGCCTTCTTGCTGCAATTTCTTTAAGCCTGTAGCGAGGTCGTCCAGATTAGTGACAGGGCCGCCCAGTGCTTTGGCCAGGTCGCCGTTGCTATCGGCCAGCTTCAGCAAAATATTTCGGGTCGCGGTGGCCGCGCTCGACGCGTCAAAGTTGGCGTTTTTTAGTGCGCCCATCAGTGCCACCGTGTCCTCCAGGGTGAAGCCAAAAGCCTTCGCCACCGGCGCGGTCGTCGATAACATAGTAGAATAGTCGTTAAATGATAGCGCGCTGGTTGTGGTTCCTATTGCTAAAGTCGCCAGTGCGCTTTCGGTCTGGCTCGCGTCCAGTCCAAAAGCACGGAGGGCACCACCGGCCACTTGTGAGGCGTTGGCGAGGTCTGTATCTACAGCAAGCGCAAATTTAAGGACCGAGTCCTCCATCTGCTTAATTTGGTCTTTGCCAAAACCGAGTTTTGCAAGCTCTATTTGTAATTTTGTTACTTCGCTTGCTGTGTATGCTGTGGTCGCTCCCAGTCTTTGAGCTTCAGCCGTTAAATCTTGAATATCTTTTTTTGTGCTCTGTAAGATACCGGCGAGCTTGCTGTTTTCCTTCTCAAAATCGATAATAACGTTAACGCCATCTTTAAAGCTCTGTACGACGTGCATAAGCATTTGGGCACCTATGCCCATAAAAAAGCCCTGCAGTACAGTTTTCATTTTTGTGAGCGACTGAAAAGCGCGGCCCAGGGCGTTGGTGTCTGTCGTCGCGTTCTTCAATGCCTTCTGGGTTCTGTCGATCTCACTTTTTAACTGCCTGTATCGTTCCGGCTCGATAGCTTTAGATGTGTGTTGAAACTCGCGGCGTAGATCCTTCAGCTTTTTGCTGAGATCAGCCGCCGACCGCTGGTTCAGGTCGAGCCGTTGGTCCAGCTCCTTCAGCTTTTCCTTGTTTTCCTTAACTGTCGCGTTATTTTCCTTTATCGACTTGTTAAGGTTCTGCCATTCCTTCGACCCCTTCTTACCTTCAGCCTCCAGTTGTGCCATGGCCTTGCGGGTCGCTTCGGTCTGTCGCGCGAGCTCCTTATTCTGTTCGGTTATTTTGTGCATTTCTCGCGCCGCTTCGTTGGCGTTGAGCTTCAGCACCCACTCGATATAGTCCGGTGAAAGTCTTGATTTTGCCATATATTATCGTTTTTATGGCAAAATTACCGCCCTTCTTCAGCCGGCAAAAGGACGTAAAAAAGCACCGCCGGTGGTGGCGGTGCCTTGTATTTGTTAAACCGTTTTTTTAATTCATCGGGATAAAGCCCACGTCGTCGCTGTTGCTGCCTTCCCCTTCACGGAAAAGATAGTGGTACCATTTCAAGCGTTTTTTAGCCTTATATTTCGCGTGGGCTTCTTCAGCTTCTTTAATTTCCTTTTTACCCTCATCCGTTTTATAGTGCCATACAAGCAGAGAAACAGGGATAAAGCCCGCAACAAAGGTTACCATTACGGCTGTCAGGTGGCCAGGCGGCAAGAACTCACAAAGCAGAAAAATAGAAACAGCCCATATAAAAAACATGGCCCAAACATAAATCATATTTTTCTTGCTCAGTTTCATGATCTTTTCTTTTATATATTAGACACGAAACAAAGGAGTAGGTTTAATTGTTTTTACCGTTTTTACTCTATATTTTTCAGGTCGTTAGCCTTTTTGTGCTTTTTGGCTTTACACCGTAATATTACCGCCCAAAAAATGAAGGTAAAAACACAAAGGAAAAAGATAGACACCACGCAAAGCAAAACGGACACGAAGGTGCTGAAGCCCCAAAGACTTGAAAACAGTTGTGAGCCTCCAGCTATTACCAGGGTCCAGAAAATCAATAAAATTATATCTGAAAACTTCATAATTATATTATTTAATAGTTGTTATTCTTCGACGTGTTTCTTAACTAACGCGGTCCATATTACCAGCACCAGGGTGACGATTACCACCAGCAGCAGCGCAGACAGAACTACCGCCCAAAAGGTGCTAATTTCAGGATCCAGGGCGGTGTAGCCCTGAGCCGTTCCGGCCAGTGCAAGCAGCCAGAAGATTGGCCAAAAGATTTTTTTAAAAAATTTCTTCATAACAGTAAATTTTATTTGTTAATACTCTGTTGTAAATATCTTTTTTGTTGCTCGACGAAGTCCTCAAACTCGTAGCGTATTCGGTCGCGCACGTCACGGTAGAGGATCCCCCACACCTGCTTGTTATATATCCGGTAATTACCTTTTCGCTTCATGTCGATAAAGCGGGCATATACCGGCAAGCTGGCATGGGCTTCCACGCCGCCGCCGTTCTGTGTGACGCTGTAGCGTGGAGAAGTAAGTGCGGCCATGAGGGTGCCGCCCTGAGCGTGGCCGGTGTGCTTTACGCGCGCGGCGGCCACCGCTGCCTGAGCCTGGAAAATTTCACGGATCCCGCGCTCGACCTCCTGTTTGAAAAACTGAACTTTTAGCCCTTCGGTATCCATCTGTTAATAATATGTTCTTTGAAATGCCGATAATTTCTTGCCACATCGCTGGCACTGCTCATAAACGCCCCACACGTAGCGCACGTCCTTGGGGTTCCAGTAATGGCCACGGTAACGCGGCCGCCCTTCATGCACAATAACAGGCTTGTGGCCGAAACATCGACAAATAAATTTTTTACACTTCTTTATTAACTTCATGTGTTAAGGGTAAAGCCCAGGCTCCAGCCGGCGAAATCGCCGTAAAAACCAGTTTCCGGGATGGTGGATAATGTGGTCACGTCGAGCCCGGCCAGCACCTGGCACCCTTCGGCCATGTCGTCGATAATAGTCTGCTTCAGCTGCTCGATGATGGGCTGCACCTGTTCCAACACGTCGGTGGCGCGCTGCCGTTGTCTGTCATATTTCACCATGACGAAAATAACGCATATATTATCCTCGCTGTAGTTATCCACGTCGCTGCCTTTGTGCGGCTGTGCGCTTGGCACGATCCAGAAAAGCGTGGCCGTTCCGGCCGGTATGTTCTGGAGGCGTGGCCCCATATCTTCGTCCACCGTCACGCCCATGGTGGCGGTAATGGCCTCGATACGTTGCGCCACACCTTCCCAGTAACTCCGGTAATTGCTTAGTGCTATCATACAATTTCGAGCGTTATAACCTCGCCGCGCTTGCGTGCCGGCCAAAGATATTCGTCCATGAGCTTATAAAATGCCTTTTGGCTGTCGGTCACGCGGCCCACGATGGTGTTATAACCCACAATAATGCAGCCCGCTGAGCTTGCCGCGCTGGCACCGCAATGGATCAGGATCCCCTGGAAGTGTGGCACATTCTGTACCCATGGCATGATACCGTTATACTTCTTAGTATATGGGTACTTTGCGAAATTCGAGAACTTGGGCGATTTTGCCCAGCCCACCTTGAAGGTGCCGTAGGGTATAGCCGTCTGGCTGGGGATTTTCACCTCCTTGGGCGCGTCAAACTTACCGTTTTTATTCACGTCGCGCACCTTATCTTCCACGGTGTCGCACACATACACGCCATTAACATAAAGGCGGCCGATTGTGTAGGTATCACGCAGGGCGATACGTTTAAGTAATAATTTCATCGTCGTAGAGTTTTATCGTTAAACAAATCAAATTTACACCTGTAAAGGTAAAGCAGCACGTCCCACAGCGGTGAGTCGTTTACCGCCTTCATGGGGCCGAAAACGCCGCTACTGGCCACCTCCATGGCAATGCCCATCCACCCGGTTTTGTCGTCGGGCTTGGTGGGTAAGCCTGGCACGCTCTTAAAAATCAGCGTGAAGTCGATAGCCTGGCCGTTGATCACCACGCGGTCGGTGGTAAGCTGGTTAAATACCGCCGTGAAAAGCGTAACGGCGTGGATCGCCAGAAGCACCGGCGGTTCTTCTTCTTGGGCCTGTTCAGTGCGCTGGTACATCAGCCGGGCGATATTCTTAAAGGCTTCCTCCTGGCCATCCTCTCCCTGGTCATGTATCTCTCCCATCAGGGCCACCGCCTCCACGAAGCCGCCAAAAGTCATGCCGTTAAGCATGTCGCCCACCTTGGCTTTCCAGCCGGCAAACTCTGGCAGCATGTTGCGCCCTGTAGAAGTGGCTGGGGTGCGTGTGCCGTTGTCGTCGATAAAAAAGCCGTCCAGCTTGTCGAGCTGAGCAATGAGGCTCTCGGCTATGTCCTTGGTGTAGTCGGTAATATCGGCCTTCAGTCCCAGCAATAGGCCCATTAATTTAGCCTTAAAGCCGTCCTCCTCGATAATGCCGCGTTTAAGCACCACGGTAAGGAATAGATAGCCTTTATATTGGTCGGGGCTCAGTTCCTCCAGTGTCGAAGGTATGGCCACCGTTTTGCCTTTAAATTGAATATCAACCATAACCGTTAAAATGTTATTCCCTTGCTTTGCACCGTGGGGCCGCTCAGGTAGTAGTCCACTTCTTCGTCCAGGCTGTCGAGCGCGGCCACCGCGTCCTGGAGTTGCTGCAGGTAGCGGTTCGCGTCCTCTCCCAGGCTGGCGGCCACTGCCTCGCGTGCCGCCTTTTCGGCCTTTAGTTTCTGTTTTACCGTCGCTTGTTGCTGCACCTGGACGATACCTTCAGGCAGCACTTCCACCGGCAAGCGTTCTACGGCCTTCTTCATGGTGAGCAATGCCAGGGGGCGGCGTGCCAGGTCGGTAAGGTATTCAGGCAGCGCGCTGTCGCCCTGCAGCATTTTCTCCAGGCGTGCCTGTGTCACTATCGGCGTGATATTTGCGGCCTGTACCTCTCGGATCATCGGCAAAAGTGTGAGAAACAGCCGGTGGCTGCCTATCGTGTAGTAATTGTCGAAAATCTCCTTACTGGGAAGCAGCAAGCCCGCGCGGATCTTGCGCTTCTCGCTGTTCTCCCACCAGCTGAAGGCGGCCGTGTCCATCACCTCGATAAGCGCGTCGGTAGCCTCGTAGGCCATGGCGCGGATACTCTCCTTGTCCTCATATTCCTGGAGGGCGGTAAGGCCGTGCTGGTTTTCTCCCAGCACCTTGCCGCGTCCGGCGTTGCCGTGCTGAGCGTCGAGCGGTGCCAGGATCTTCAGCCAGGTAAAGAAGGCCACCGCCTGTTGTGCAAACGTCACCGCGTCGCGCTCCGCGTTGGTGGGGTCCTGTTTACGGTAAAGCGCGTCGAGCTCGTTAACCGGGCCCGCGCCTATTATCGCGCTAAGGTTACGCACTCCCAGCTTCAGGGCGGGGACCCATTTGTCGAAGGTGATATCGTTACTTATCACACCTATAACGGCCACCAGTTCCTCGCGGCCGTTGTTGTCCTTGTTAAACAGTTTCATCGCGTTCAAGTTTGTAGGGTTTCCAGGTCTTAAAGTCCTGGTTAAACGCCTGTATTTCGTCGAAAATTTCTTCTTTATAGAAGCGTGCCAGGGCTGTGTCAACCGTTATAACAGCCTGTTCGCTTCGCGGGTTGGTGTTGACGTTTGCGCTGCTCTCGATGGTGAAGTCGAAGTCGCGGCCAAAACCTGCCATAACCTTGGAGTGGTTCCGGAAAACGCACACCCGCCCGCCATGCCGGCGGCAAACACCCAGTAAATAGAGGTAAACATCGGCGTAGCTGGCCTGGAATATCTCACCCACGTACCAGTCCACGCGCTTGATGTACCCCGCCTCCAGCCATTTCTCCACCTCCTTAACGTCGGTTATCGCCATGCACCAGGTGGAAATTAAACAGTATTCCACCGGTTGCTGCTTGACGACTGCCCGCAGGTAGGTGAGCGAGTCCACGTCGCCGAATGAAAAACAATGATAGGCCGCGCCGTGCTCAAAGTGCCAGGGCAGCGTTTCCTCCAGGTTCAGCTCCGATTTTACGCGCCGGGCGAAATACGCGCCTTTAGTGCGGTTGCATCCCACCTTTCGCAGTCCGTTGGGGTCGGGCTGTTTCGCCTCCTTTTTCCGGGCTGTGGGCGTGTCGGTCGCCGTGCCTGGGTCGGTCGCTGGTATGTCCTGGCCGAATAAGTTACGCATTTTCCTTCATACGGTTTTCAGGCGAAACGTTGCGCTCGGCTTCCACCACCGTGCGGTACAGTCCTATTTTTACGCGCTTTTCGGGGAAATTGGCGTTAATGTACTGTTGCAGCGGCTTGCAAAGTATCATATCGGGCACCGCTGTTTCGCTGGCGTTATACACTTTCAGGCTGTAGAGTTTTTCCGACCCGCTACTTAATTTGTTCTGAATTATCAAATTTGATAACACAGGATCCAGGCCGAAGCCTGAAGTGGCGGCCGCGTCGGCCTTGTTGCTTATAGCGATCTGAGCGTCGACGAAGTCTTTAATTTTCTTGTCGATGGGTGTAACCTTCCACCCCTCGAAGTCGTCGGCCTCAGGGCTCCAGTATTTGGAAGTGTGCACATACTTGCCGGCGTTCTCCTTGCCGGTCAGCGACGTGGCAAATTTTTCCATGGCCGCGTCCTTGTATTCCTCCAGCATTTGCTCGCTGTAGGCCTCACCGCGAAGGGCGCAAATTTCCTTGATACGCTCGCGGGCCTTATCCCAGTAGCTCTGTGGGCTCTCGATGTGGTAACTTATCGCGCTCGCGTTCTCGTTGTAGGCGATAAGCAGCGACGCGATCCCGCCCGCCATTTCCAGCCAGTCGAAGGCACCCAGGTAGCGCGGTGTGCTCATGAAGTCCTTGCAAAAGCTGTAAATGTTGTAATATTTGGCGGCCACCGCGTGCTTGAAGGGGTTGGCGGGGTCGAAGATGGGGTACCGGTACATGTAATTAGCGTCGGGCGTGGGGAAGTCACCCACCAGGATCTCGCGGGGCTCGTCCTCACCTTCAGGCGGGTAAACCAGTCGTGCCTTCTGGTAGGGTATGTGCTCCAGCCTCACCAGGCGGCCACGGCCGCCGGTGCGCGGGCCGCGGTTGCGTATGAACTTCACAAAAAAGCCCTGCATGTGTGTGAGATCCACCAGGCACCGGTGCAAAAATGTGGTGTAGTCCCAGCTCTCCAGCTCGCGGGTGACTTCTTCGTCGAGCACCCAGCGGCGATAAAACATATTTTGCGCCTCGTCGATGCTGTCCTCATAGAGGCGGGGCCCCTCGCCCCACTGAAGGCCGGCGATCTTGCCCATAATGCCCTCACCGGCGTAGAACTTGTCCAGTAGGCGCATAACGTCGCCCGGCAGGTCGTTGTTGTCGCCCATGGGCACGATGTCAACGCCGTTAACTGATAATTTAGACTGAAAATAGGTGCCCCGCCCTGTCAGCATTATGCTGGAGGGTGACCACCCGCGGCCTGTTCCTCCGATACTGAAGGAAATAAGCCCCTTATCTGTCTGGGTGTCGATAATTCCAAAATTACCGCTTCTTCTTATCTTCATAACGATATATTAAAATGTGACCTTACGGCCGTTAAATTCCACAATTAGGCACTGCCAGCAGTTGCGCGCGCGTCCGGTGGAGGTGTCAGTAAAAAAAACCTTGTGGCTGGCGTTGGCGATCTTCTCGTCGCTGGTCTTTTGCCTTATCCGGGCTTTAGGCACCACGCACAGGTCGCCGCCGTCGTGGGTGGCGCGGTTCCATTTCCTGAACTTCAGGGAAAAGGTGCCGCCCGCCACGCTGATCTCCTTCATACGGTCCACCGCCTGGTACAGGTTTATTTTTGCCGCTGCTCCCATTTCTCGTTAAGTTTTCGGAGCCGGTAAATTAACCAGGCGCAAAACACCAGGGCCACCACTCCCAGGGCTACCGGCACGCCCACCTCCAGGCCGCGGTCTATCGAGCTCAGTACGTTACCGCCGGCCTCAGTCGCCGCCGTTGTTTGCGACGCGCTCTCGTGCTTAGTGGTATCGGCTGCGGCGGCTTGGGTGTGCTCTTGCACATGTGCCACGCTGGATGCTGCCTGGACCTGTTGAGTATTCGCGTGCACGCTGCTTTCAGCCGTTCGGCGGCTGCCTCTAATCGACTCAATTCTTCCTGCGCTGTCGTAATTGAGTACGTAATTGATACTGTCCCAGGTTGCCGCGGCTGTTCGGGCACTGTCTGAGAATAGGGTTGCAAAACTGGTTTTTGCTGTATCTGCTTTAACTGTTGTTTCAAGCGTTTCAACTCTCGAGCGCGTGCCCGCCTCTGTAGCAGTAACGTGCTTGTGAGTGCGGCACCCAGCCCCAGCAAGAAGGAGCAAAGCGCAACAAAGTAAAGTGCCATATCTTAAAATTTTATTTCTCATTTTTCACGCTGTATTTTTGACGGTTAGGACAATTAACGTTACCACATAGCAGGGTGCGCGTGGCCGCCAGCTGCCGTTGTAGGCTCTGGATCTGCCGTTTTATGTTGCTCAGCTCGCGGTCGCGCGCCTCGAGCTCAATTTGCAGCTTCTCGGCCACGTCTTGCCACCGCTGGCGGTCGGCGTTCAGGTCCTCGATAACTCCGCGGTAAACCTCTTGCGCGCTTTTCATCGCGTCGGCCTCGTGCTGCTTTCTCATGCTCTTGATGGTAAACAGCCAGCCCAGGCCGCCGCCGCTCAGCAATGTAACCAGATTGGTGATAATGACCACCCAAATATTAGTTTCTTCCATTTCTAAAATCAATTATTACACCACAAAATTACGGCTTACCTGTATAGGCAAAAAGGACACAAAAAAGGGCGCGGCCATCCACTGGTCGCGCCCTTCCACTTTCGGTAGGATTGCTTAACTAATTAAATCTAATTCTAATATTCTGAGATCAACTACAAAGCAGGTCGTTGTCGTTGTCGTCGTCCACGTCGTTGATGACCAGTAAATCCATCTTCAGCGACGTGAGGGCGCGCGCCTGTTCCAGGTTTTGGAGTGGGTCGCCTTCCTCATCAAGAAGCAAGCGGTCGCGAACTTCGTCAATTACTCGAGTGTACATGGCCACGGGGCCGTTCTCTTGCACCTGCAGCTCTTTAAGCACGTCGATAGCCTGGTCGGTGAGCTGAAGGCCTTTGATATTGATGTTACTATTATTCATTTTGTTTTTGTTTTTGGTGGCCTGTCCAGTGGGCTGCCATGGGCGCGCCCACCTTGCGAGGCCTGGTTGTTACTATATAAATTTAATTTCTCCGTTTTGTACGGTGGCCCTTACAGGGTGCACCGTGAAAAATAGCAGCGTCACTTCCTTATATGTCGGGTTTTTTCCGGCCCAGTAATACGCCGTTATCAATGATCCACGGCAACGCACTTTTATACCGTGGGCACCCGATAGGGCCTTGGCCTTGCTGGCTGTCAACTCAACAAACTGGGCAAGGCCCTGGTCGGTGTCTATTGCGGTGCCGTCCACTTGGGCGGCCCATTTCCTGAACTCATTAAAGCCCGCCGGCGGGGTGGTGCCTACGCTTTTAATTCCATCACCACCCTGGGCGAAAGTCGCCGGACGTTCTTTAGCTGCAAAGGAAAGTTTAACAAAAAATTTCATTTACTTAACG